CACGAACCATCCTAACAATGTCGTAATTTCTAGATTAATTCCTAAAGTATTTCCAATTTCAATAAACAAAACAGATGCCAAAAATGAGATCATAATTATGATCCAATATCCTAATTTCTTTAAAAGACCCATTACCCCTACTACAGAGTTTATCTTATTACTCATTTTAGATTTCATCCAGCCTGTTATATAATCAATAACATTGAATAATAAAAAAATTGCAAATAAAATCCAATGTTCTCCAAAAATAAAACTTAGAAATGCGATAATAGCACCTATAACTGCATTATATGTATCCATATAATTTAAGTTCTCTAAAAAATTCATTTTTTATCCTTTCTGTTTTTATATTTATAATTATTTTTATCTTATATCATTCATCTAAAATGCTATAAAGTTGCAAAGTTACTCTAAAAATTTTTGTAAATAAAATTGGCTGATTAAAACTATGATTATTTCCCATTAATCAATAATATATTTTTAAAACTGTAGAGATATAAGTATTTAAAGCACTTATATCTCTACAAAACTAATGTAATATGTATTTTACATTAGTTTTATAACAAATCATCTTACACCATAATGATTAATCTAAAACAATATCCTCTAATTTTTTATATTGTATAAAAGCAACTATAACTTGTTCGAATATGTATATATAATAATTTATCAAAAATACTAATAGGTTTCCGTTTCTTTTTGAGCTATCACCACTCCATACTACACCTTCTATATGTACTAGGCCATCACTCATTTCCAATAATCTTTCAGATTTTTGTACTTTCGATATCAGCCAGTAAGAATACCATCGTATAGTTTTCATCCCCAATAAAATGTAATTCTAGATTTTGACATGTTAAAGCATTATCATTAATCCTCTAGTTTAATGGCTGTATTCATTTGCATAATTTTTGCAATTAGCATCAACCTCCTTCTTTCTTTAATTTTTCGTATACTTAATTGTAGTGTACGAATGATTCCAACTACAAAAAGCACCTAAAACAATTTCTACATTGTTTCTATTAACAACAACAGATGTACCGTCACGTACGTCATCCTTGTGGGCAGATGGCAGTTTCCAGAAATTGTAGACTCCAGTATTCCAAGCAATACTTGTAATATCTATAACCATATCTAGATCTTCGATTCCATGTGGTACCGTTTTATTTTGGTTGGCAGTAGTACCTACTATTTCACCTGTATCGATAGTTTTTATATATATTTTCTTACCATCTATCCAATAATTGCCAGTCCATTGTTCTTGACTAGAATATTTAAAGTTTACGATATTTCTTCCCTCTACTTGTAAAGCACCTCCAACATCAGGATCATAGAAAGCGCCGAAGGCAACACCATTTTGATGAATTGACATTTGAGGAATCCCGCTTTGAAGTATTGTTTCTTTAAAAATACCTGTCGTTATTTTATCTGAAATAACGATTTTAAAATCATAATTATTTTCAATCTCAAAACCATTGGCTCCTAAATCACCTGCTATTTCTGCTTCAATAATAAAATTATTATTACTTGCACTATAAGTTATTTCCGTATTCCCTTGTATCCATGTACCGCTTCCTTGAGCCTTGTAAAAGTACTGTATAGCTAGTTCATTATCAACGTTTCCAAAATTCCCATTAAAAAATTGTCCTTTACATACAACTACTGCATTTGAATCTATTCCGCCTTTCTCTCGGTATACAGTTAATTCTAAAATTGCTGGTGTAAAATAATCTATAAAATTAGGGATTACTGATTCTTTACTTATAACATTTCCTCGACTATCTTCTACATAATTAACAATAGTATTAGAAGCAGCATTATTTATTATAAAATTGTTATTTTCGGTATTTCTGATAACATTGTTTCCGCATATTATACGATATTCTTTAATTGTTGCTTCTTTTACAGCGTTTGCACTATTACCTGTAAAAGTTATTTTAGAATATCCTTTTATTACTGTTGTATTACCTGCCAATTCTCCATTATCTACTGTTAATGTTTCAAGTCCTGAATTCCATGTCGGATCTGGATTTTTTATGGTTATTGTCCGATCCCGATAATCAGGATTAACCCACTGGCCATTAATGTTTGTGTAAATTCCAACCCGTATTGTTTGTGAATTTCTAGTACATTTTTGACGAATTAATTTTCTTTCTGCATCTGTCAAATTCCAATCCAAACGTCCACCTGTACATGTTCTTTCACAAATATGATCACCAGTAGGATTTACTTCCAGCCATGCTTTTACCCCTAAACCACCAGGATTACTATAAGTAAGCCAGGGATCATCTTCATCTGTAAAATTTTCAATCATGCTTGTTAAAGTTGCTTGTCTAGGAATTGTTGGAAGAGACCACGAACCAGTCACATCTTCGTTTACTGTATTTGAATAAACAGCTGCGACAACATGTGCACTAAAATTAAAATTACCATTTACATCATGATATACAGTTTGATATCCATTTGCTAAATCACCTTTATATCGTTGTGTACGACTATTATTATTAACCAGAACTGCACCAAAAGCATCACAATAATCTCTATAGTGATAATAATATGATGATGTTCCTCCAACAACAGTTACCCGCCAGTAAATTACCGATGAATTAGTAGCAATATCCTGACTTACCAGCGCCCATGCAAATTCCAGATATCTGCCCTGATATCCACCACTGCCTAAAACACCACTATTCGCCATTTTCATATACCTCCACTTCATTAGGATTGATTCTATTAATTATTGTTTGATCATTAATATTCTGAATCAGTAAATTAACAATCGCTGCTTTATTCTTGATAACAGCTGTGTTTGTTACAATACCATCACTATCAAAGATAGTTATATATTCGCCCTGTTTATTCATGAAACCAATAATATCCGCAAGAGCCACAAATTCTACATCAGTACCAATAGAAGAAATACGAACACCTCGACCAATCTTGACCGTATCCGACCAGGTTTCATTAGAGTTAAGTGACCATTCCATTTTTTCATCACCTTTATTCAGCATTAGATTTATGATTGGACAGGCATTATCTGTATCACATTCAAATACGATCGTTATATAACCGTCTGATATTTCAAAGGTATGTTTAAATTCGGTATAGTCATTATTGCTTAAAACAAATTCATCTCCATTAATAAGCAGCTTAACATTAGCTAAATTAACCAGTTTTTTATAAACAAAAGACAAAGTATATACACCGTTGGCAACATTTACCTGTTGCTTTAAGCTATTATTTTTTAATAATAAAGCATAGCCATACTGGTTTCTGTAGCGCGTTTCTGCAGTTGCATCAAGATTGTAATTTCCTTGCCAAGAACCATCATTAAAACAGCCGATACTATCTCTAATAAGATTATTACTACTTGTCGTTTTTAATGTATTAGTTAAACCATCCAAGCCTAGAATCATATTTTCTACTGTTTCTTTTACTTTTGTTTCTTCACCATTGATTTCAATAGTTGAATCTTTTACCAAAGCTTCTATTTTACCTTGTTCCAGTTCTAAAGATGTATTTAGACTTGATATCTCACCTTTTATAAAATCAATATCACCGGTATAATCGCTGATAGAAATCCAGCTATTATCTTCGTAGATTTTTAAAACATTAGGATAATTAGAAGTATCAAGCCATTTAATGTTATTTACAGGATTTTCAGGTTCAACATCACTGATAAAGATATTATTGATACTTTTGTATTCCTCAAATGCTTTTATTATTAATTCTCCCTGTTCATTTAAATAAAAACTAGGATCAACAATTTCACCATTATTATTACGTTTACCAATTTTTATTGTTCCTAATATTAAATCAAGTTCAAACATTTCACCTTGTAACACCCCTGTAGTTATAACATTTGCATTAAAATTACCCTCTAAATCAAATGCTATATTTTTAAAAGAGGATCCCCCATCTTCACTATAACCTAAACCACCAGACGTGAACTTCCATAATTTTGTGTACGGCTCTAAAGTAGGCGTATTCATGATCGTCCAGCCACTAGGCTTACCATCATCATTTACATCAATGACTAGATTACCACCATGCTGGCCTAATATTGTTTCACTACTATGTTTAAAAGCATTTGTTAATGTATTATAAAGTTTATTTAACTTAATTTCTGTAGGACTTGATGTCTTCATTACTAATCGTTATCTAACTTCCCAACACATTCAATTTCACTGCTAAAACCACCATCTAACATTAATGTTTGCTTCATTATTACAATATTTTTATTTACAAGTTTAATTACGTCACTATTTTCAATACTAGGATTACCACGCCATTTGAAAGTACAGCTGATAGCTAAAACCGTTGACTTTTAAAAAGATTTTATTAAGTAATTCTTGAGTCATATATGGATTAGCAAAACTAATCCCATTACCTGATCCACATGTATATGTATGTTCTTCATCACCACTAGTCAGTGAATTAATAACAAATTCACTTTCTAAAGTCTCTTGGTAGCTATCTTGATAAATTAACTCTTCATTAATTATTAAATTAGTATTACTATACCAATAAAACTCCAATTCACCAAAACGATTAATTCTTGCATTACATCCCATTAAACCAGCTAAATATCCAAGTAACTCTTTACATGAAATATTTTCATAATAATGATTAATAATCAAATTTTCATACTCATCTAAATCAATTTCTGCCAATACAACATTACACTGCCTTAAAAGATCATTTAAGACATCAATAAACTTTGTTTCATCATTAAAAACAATCTCTGGTTCATATATATCATCAAATCTTTTCATAGCATCATAGCCATTCAATTTAATTGAATATTCTTCTCGAGATACTTCATTTACAATATATGTCCCTAAATCGATCCACTCAATTTCATCACTAAATTTTAAACCACTTTTAACCACTATTTTTGCCTGTTCAAAAGAAATAATCTCTTCAGGAATAAACATTTCTAATTCAAATGCATTACTACAAACATCTCCAATTGAAATCACTTCACCACTACAACTAATTTCTTCTATCTTAATACTTTTAAGATATTTACTATCAATTTCCTGATCATTAATAATAACTTTAGTTACAAACTCTCGCATTGGAGAAATAATCGCATTTTTATATTCACTGCTTACATTCAACATTACTTATTCCTCCTAACGCTCTATAAATTCTATTGCAAGTCCCTGCCATAACCATTCATTAGCATCTTTATCAAAACAATAGACAGGTACCGTACGATCACTAACATAAACATTCATTGTCACATTTTCACCTGCTTTAGGATCTGGATACGTAATATCAAAAAATACTGGTTCAATTGCTTTTAATATCTTTGACATTTCGCTTGTAAGCATCGGCGGGAAGGTAACGGCAAGCTTACGCTTTACCGTTATTCGATCTCTAAACATATCACCTAGTACATTCCTTCCTGAACCTTCACTACTATCCAAATCTGATTCCTGCCATTGTAAAGAACTAGGATTAACAAACAAATCTTTTCCAATTTTTAATATTTCCATTTTTTTCACCACCTAAATCAATAATGGGCTTCTACCCGTTTGCATAACTTCTCGATTATGCGCATTAATCACCTGTTTAGCCACTTGTTTTCCATCAACCTGGAAGATTGCTGTAACTGTTGTATTAGCTTGATGACTTCTCGACATGGCACTAACCATAGCGTTATAAACACCAGAACTAATTCCCGAAACTATTTGATCATTATTAGCAACAGCTGTCTTACCATTTATTCGTCCTACTAACTCCGGCCCTGCTTCCCGTGCAATAAACAATTCACCTGTATCTACAAAACCTCCAGCTGCTTTATGTTTAACATTATTTTTGACTTGATTTTCTAATGTATCCATTACTAATGTTATGGCAGCCTTCATTCCAACAGGCAATTTCATTTCATCTATTTTTTTTCTTGTAGTAGATATCATATCTGTTATAGCATCTTCACCAGGACCTTGTGCCTCAAATTCCAATTCAAGTTCTGCATTTTTTGCTAAAACCTCCATTTCAGAAATGATATTCTCTGTTTCTGAAGAAATTTTACCACCGTTTTCAGTTATACTTCCTGCTAATTTATTGCATAATTCCACACCACCTTCAATTCCACTATCTCTTAAAATAGTAATCATATTAGTTAGTCTAGATCTTGTTTCTTCATTCATTCCATCAAGACCTGTAGATAAATTATTATTTAACATTGATAATGTTTCATCAAATATTTGTGTTTTTTCAATACCCTTATTCTTCCAAATTTCACATCCTTCTATTAATATACCTTCCTGTGTACTATTAAATTCAATCCCAGCATCTTTTAATTTTGTTAAAAGAGTTTCAGTATTTAAAGCTTGAATTTCTTCCTTGGTTTTTGCATTTCCTGCCCAATTTAATATTTCTGTATTTAAAATTTTTTGTTGCTCTTCATTAAAAATCCCACTATTTTCTATTAACTGGGTAAGCATATTATCAAAACCTAATTTTTGCAATTCTTCTCTACTTTTAATATTTTGCTTATGATTTTCATATTGTTTTTCCCATTCTTCTAGTTCTAATTCAGATAATTGTGTTCCCTCTTCCTCTAATATTGAAATCATTTTGTCAAATGAATAACCATATGCATCTGCTTTAGCAAAACACTGTTGCCTAATTAATTCAGAAGTTTTAGTATTTAATTCAATTTCTTTACTATCTCTACTTAAACCGTTTTCAAAATATTCTTGTTCTTGAATATCCAAATTTTTTATAGCATCAGCAAGACTATTCCAGCTTGATGTTCCTCTATTGCCCATTTCTGTATACATTTCAGCTTGTAGATGAGCCGTTGCTTCAATATTTCCATCTAATGATTCATACGCATATCTACACATATTTATAATTTTTTCATTTTGAGCAAATTGACTCTGGGCTTCATAAAGAACCTTATTTTGTTCCTTTAAATTATTTTTTGCATTTATTATCTCAAGATAATATTCTGTAGTATTTCCACTACCACTAGCCATTGCCATTTGATATCTGTTTTCTGCCGCAGTAACTGCATCCTTGGCTTTCTCACTAGCTTTTTCTGCAGCTGTTAATTCAGCTTGATATTTAGCACGATTTTTTAAGGCTTCAGCAGCTTCCTTTTCATAAGATTCTAATACTGCTCTTCTTTCTAATTCTTTAATGCTAGACTTTATTGCTTCTGCATTTTCTTGAACAGTTTTAGTACTATCTTTCCATGCTATTTTTCCATCCTCTGTTAATTTAACACTTTCAGGTAAAACATCATTAATTTGTTTCACTAAATATTCAGCTTTTTTAAGATTAGTAGCATAGCCTCCTTCCCCAGTTAACTTAACTAACTCGTCTACCTGTTTAAGAGTAAAGCTATAATCATTTTGTATCGAATTAGCATTATTTACCATTGCTTCAGAATTCTTTTTCATTTCTTCAGTGTTATCACGTAATGCTTCTCTTTTTTTATTTAATTTTTCTACATATTTTTCTGTTTTATCAGCTGCTTCATCAGTACCTGTAATTAAAGATCCAATAACCGTCACCACACCTACTACTGCTGTTGCTACCGCGAGAAATGGTGTAATGTTTGAAATAATTCCTGTTAAACTTGATAATGCAGGTATACAATTACTTACAACATTTAATATATCTGTTAAATCACTTTTCAACTGATTATAACCGTTAATAATAGTAGTAATATTCGCAAGATCCCCAAACGCATCACTGATTGAGTATTTGCCTAATTCTTTGCTTACTTCTGTTAATTTACTTAATTCATCGTTTATACTAGATAATGATCTATTCATATTTTCCAATGTTTTTGTAGAATTGATAAGATTTTTATATGATGTGTCATCCATAAACACACCTCCTTTATAATATTTGTTTATTTTTATACCTTCCTAGTTTATAATTTACTTATAATAAGGAGGTATTTATGAAATTATTTCGTTCAGAAGAAGAAGTACTACAAGATGAGAAGAAAAACCAACAAAGAGAAATAGAAAAACAAGAAGAAGAAAGAGAATTAAGAAAATTTTATGAAGATATAAATTTTACTAATTCCGAAGAAGATCTCGAGATTTTAGAACAAATAAGAGTACTTATAAAAAAAGATACTTTATTTTCTTTAAATCACATATCACATGCTACAACTGGAGCTATATTTGATAGTATAACTAGATCTACATTTCTTGAATTTTACATTTTAAAACAATTATCTAGTAGTAGAAAAGCTATTGATACCCTAGTAAAACAAAATGAAGAATTAAATAATAAATTTGATCAGTTAATTGAAATCTTAAAGTCTAAATAGCCATCTATATAAAAGGGTCAATGAAATCAACTTAAAAGGTTGGCTCTTTTTTATTATGTTATCTTCTTTAACATCTTATTTTCTAGATTTGAAGTATATAAATATCATAGCTTTAAATTAAATGAAACAAATAATTAGTTTGATATTTACTCATGATAAAATTTAATAGTATTTCTACTGCATTACCATAATATAAAAATACTAAAGAGGAATGATGATTTCATTCCTCTACTTGTATGCATTAACCCAATTTTCCATCCATACTTTTGCTTTTGCGCGTTCACGTTCAACTGTTTTTTCATGATCTTTATCTAGCTGCTCTTGATTAATAGGATAAGGTTTTGAAGTATAGGAAACTGCTTGTTGACCAGCTTTACGACAGAATGCATTATAGATTGCGGTGCTAACTGCATCATATATATACATTCCTTGAAGCCATAGTTGATTGTTATCATGCTCATTTTTTATTTCATAAGCTTTTCGATAAACTGGGGCTAAAGTAACGTCTTGATTGTAAAACTGATCAAAGCTCATTCCAATACTTATATAAAAGGGTAATACTTCTTTGAATATTTCTGTATAAGTTTTATCTTGCGTGGAAAGTTCTTCTTCTAGAAATTGGCTTTCCACTTGATGGCGTTTTTTGAGGTATTGTCCTCAAATAGGTATTTAGTGTATCCATTGCCATTGTACTTAATTTATTGTACATTTCATTTTTATCAGTAAATAATTCAAAAATTTCTTCTACCAATGATTTAGTAATTCTTTTATGGTGAGCAAAGAAAGCGTATTGAAATAATTTTGGTAGAATTGTCACTGGTTTTTTATCTAATTGAGCTAATACAATACCATCTGCTTCCATTTTTTCTAATGTTTTTCTTGTATATTCAAGAGTATAGTCTACATCTTTATATGTAAAATTAATTACTTTAGCCACTGTTATTTCCTCCTAAAATTAAGCTGTTTTTGTTTGCCAAGTTGGCGCATTTGTTGGGGTGATATATAAATTAGTTTCTAATACACTATTAACTGCCATCGCTGGTAGTCCCATAGCACTAGGTTGTCCTGTAAAGAATACAGATTTTTCTAATCCTGGATGTTTAATTTCAAACCATACAGCTTTATCTGCTTCTTTAGCTGTTTTATAAGCTTCTACTAAAGTAGCCCAAGCTTCTTCTAATTCAGTAGTGAAATTAGCTAAAAAAGCCAATGCCCCTCCTAAATCTTTTAACCCTTCTACATATGTTTTAAATTCTGTTTGACTTAAATCAGTTGTTTCTAAAGTTTCTGGAGATGGATTCATCTCAGGTACTGATTTAATTGATGGAATTTTAATATATCCTGTAGTTGGTCTTGTTCCAGCAGTAGCTTCTACTGCGTAATTTACCGTTACACCGGCTGTACTCATTGCGATTGCTGACATTTGTATGTCCTCCTTATTTAATTATTAATTTTTCATATTTTACTAGTCTTCTAATATCATTGATTTCTTTATCGTCAATCAAACCTAACTGAATTCGTAAATATCCAAATTCATTCATTTTTTCATCAATGATAGTTATAATTGTTTTAATATCATCCATTCCTGATTCATTTGAATTTGCTATTTCAAATTCAAATATTTCATTACATACGTTTTCCAATTGATCAAATGTACTATATTCAGGTACTACAGCATCATTTGTTAAAACAATTGAAACAGCAGGAAACACTGATTGACTATTAGACAATTTTTGATTGGTAATCATTACTTCTGGATAAGCCTCTTTAATTTTTTGACTTACCTGATCATATATTTGCTGCTCATTATCATTCATATATAAAACACCTCCTTCATCACCATATTTACCCTTTTTGAAGTTATCTTTTAACTTCACATACATTGTAAAACATAACTTCCTAAAAGATTCGCTCCCTTAATCAACAACTATTTTTCTAAAATCTCATTCTCTCTATTTTTCATCCGTCGCAAACATGATTATTCATATAAATCTTTTCAAAAGATCTAATAATTTCATCATTTATTATAATAATCTATTAATTCTTTTTACTAAACAAAACCTTAAACATACTTTAATTGAATATATTTATAAATATTTCCAACAATAAAAAGAGATATCTAATTGATATCTCCTTTATAACTACATTTTATTTGTCTGTTCAAACAATTTTTTTAAAATGATATTAGTCTTATTCCTAATCCCACTATCACTATAATAATATTTATTACCCACTTTTTCCATTTTTTCATGTTTATTAATTAAGGCATCATTAAGAATATCAATTTCTTCATGTTTTAAATCACTATCTTTGATAATTTTATCAATTACTAACAAACCATTTTTTATAATTTCTTTCTTTTTAAGATCATTTGATTCTGTTAATTCATTTTGCCAAAGTATATTAAGCTGTAATAAACATCTTAAAATTTCAATATCATTTTTCATAAACGATTTTCTCTACTTTCTTAATGATTCTTCTTAAATCTGAATAATATTTATTTTCACTAATATTTGAATTCTTAAATAATTGCTTTTTAGGAATTTTATTTGAAAAATGATTTAATAAAAATGTAATCTCTTCTTCCGTTAAATTATTTAATATCCCCTGGTAATAATCCAAATAATCTTTTAAAACATTATCAAAATCATTTTCTAATAATTCTTCTTTTTGACTAATCAAAACATACAGCTTAATTTCTGTATCAATAAATTTTTTTTCATTTCCCTATCCTCTCACTTTCTAATATTATTATAGTAAATTTTATGTAGAAAGATTTACTTTCTTTTTTTATACCTAATCATTAAAACTGTTATTACCTCCCCTTCCATATTAGATAAACTATATCAGTTTTTCTAACAAAATTCTTATATCTATATTTTGCACTATTTTTGATTTTCATGCTTTGACTTACCCCCTCTATAACACCGATAAAACGGTGTTATAATTAAAAAGTTAAATTTTCTTATTTTTTGATAACACAAAATGTGTTAAAAAATAATTTAAAATCACTTTAAGTGTATATTTCGATTTTTCAATAAATATTATCCTATAATACATAAAAGAGGTGATATAGTGTCTAATATAACAGGTGAAAGAATTTCATACTTAAGATGTGAACGCAATTTAACTAGAGATCAGTTATGTAAAATTATTGGTGTAAGCAAAAGAACGATTGTTGCATATGAACAAGGAACAAGAGAACCTAGTATCAAAACTTTACGAGCGCTAATTGAATATTTTAATGTTTCTGCTGATTATATTCTTGGCTATACAAATAAACCACTTAGATTAGATACTATTTGTAAAGAAGAAAAATCTTTTATTCTCCTCCCTAGAACAATCCAGGAATCCCAAGCAAAATATAATTCTATCAATGATTATATTAGTTATATTGCAAGCAAAAGAGATTAATAAAATCAAAAACTTAATTTTTGAAAAATATTATATTTAAGTATAAAAATAAAAGGGGAAGATCTTATCATAAACAAGCATCAATTCTCCTTTTTATTTCATTATAATACAACAAAAAAAGATCTGTTGAGAGTACGAATCATCCTCTTTACAGACCTTTTATTTTAATTTTCCAAATCAAATCTTAAACAAAATTCAATTATATTAAGTTATCTAAATTAGCTTTTGCTTTATACGTTATTTTAAAACGATAACCTTCACTTGCTGCAATTACTCGCATTGATGTTTTAGAATCATTACTAGATGCATTTACACCAATACCATAATTACCTAAACTATTGCCACGTTCATTAAAATCCTTTTCAAGAGCATTGAATTTATCACCAGCGCTATTAAAACTATTGTACTCTTGATCACCATTTACTAATGTAATGATTTCTTTAAATAATGGATAACTATCTTCTTTGATCTTTAATGCTTCAAAATCTTTTAGATCAGTCGTATTTTGACTGATAATTACATTATTAGTTTCACCAGATAAATCATAATTAAAATCAATTGTTATCTCATAAGTATCAGCTGTTAATTGATATTCAAGTTCACTATAAACATTATTTTGATCAGTTACGTAAAAATTATAATCTTTATCAATTTTTATTTCACCATATTTATCAGTAATATTTTTTAAATCACTTTCAAGCTTCTCGATTTTTTTTACGTATGTGTCACTATTAGTCACTAATTTTTCAAAATCAGATAATGTTCCAAAATAATATTTTATTTGTTCTTTTTTAATATCAACTTCTCCTAACGGTCCTAAAGTAATCGTATTTTCAGGTGTACTAATAGTATTTTCAGATGTTGCTGTTTCTTCTAAGAAACTTCCAAATAAGAAGGTTGAAATCATTGGTGAAAAGATCAAGAAAAGCGCTAGAATAATATACATAGTGTTAGGAAAAGCATTTGTTCTTTTCATTGGTTGATAACCTTTTTCTAACCGATTTCCACAATGAGGACATACTTTAGCACTATTAGGAATATTTTTTTTACAATAAGGGCATTGTTTCAT